CACCCGCGGGTCCGATGCGTCCGAACTGTCCAGGGGCATCGTCGCCATCCTCGACGACGAGGTCACCCGCGGTGGCAGCCGCGGTCCACGTCCACCGCGGCCCAGCGAGCCGGAACTCACGCCGGAAGCGGCGCGATACCACCTGACGGTGGACGGCATCGCCGACCTGGCCGAGCTGGTCGAGCGCGGGCAGATCGTTCACGACCGGCCGCTCACCGGTGGTTCGGTGGCGGACACACACCTCGTGGAATTCGCGGACGGCCGCCGACTCGTCCGGAAGCGGTCACGCACCCTGAACGAGGGCCGCGCGACCATGCAGGCCGACGCGGAGCAACTCGTGTCGGTGCTGGCCCGGGCGTTGGGTATCTCGGCGCCGCGGGTATACCGGAACGACCAGATGACGGTGTGGTTGGAGTATGTGGACGCCCCGAACGTGGGCAGCCTCTACGCCGCTACGCGGTCGGCGGACGACGCGGAGGAGCTACGGGACCGGTTGGCGATCGCGCTCGACACGGATGAGTCCCGTCGTCTTGGTCTTCTCGACCTCATGATCAGGAACTCGGACCGGCACTCAGAGAACTGGCTCCTGACTGCCGAGAACGAACCGGTGCCGATTGACCACGGGTACGGGTTCGGGCCCGCGCTTGGGCTCAAGGACGGGCCGTGGGCGCCGCTCGCCCGAGACGAAGGCCTCTTCGACTCATCCCACAACGGCCCTTTCGCAGCGCACTTCGCGGAGGACTTCGACCACAGGCTCGCGGTCTGGCACGAGCACGACCTGACGGCCGAGGACATGGACGACGCTCGTCGGCGACTTGAGGAGCTGGTGGACGCGTTCGGCTTGGTCGGCAGACCTGAGTGGCTCGCCTACGCACTGCGGGTGCTCGATGCCTTGGCGCCGTTCGCGACAGGGGCGCGTAACCTGATAGCAGGGAGGTGAAGGTTGTGACTGTGATCAGGCTCGTGAACGTCGAGTCCGGGCGGGAATCCGCGCGGGCCGAGACGGCTGATGACGGCAGCGTGACCTACGCGGGCGCCCCTTTCGCCGACGGGACGCCCAGACCGTCGCTTGGCGGCCTGGAGGGCGTGGTGCGGACGGTGATGCGGGAGGAGCACCTCGGCGAGGCCCAGGCGGTGCAGCGGCTGGCCGAGACTGGCTGGTCCAACGGCTACTCCATGGTGGTCGCTGGTGAGTAGCCAGGCGATGTCCCAGTGCGCCACCTGCGCGCATTTCCGGTCACCGTTCTCCCGGCCGGATGGCAACTTCGCCGGCGGCCCGTTCTGTGCCGCGTTTCCGACCGGAATTCCGGACCGGGTGTACGAGAACGGCGTCGACCACCGTGAGCCGATCGAAGGCGACCACGGCGTGCGGTGGACAAGTCGCGCCGGCGAGCCGTACCCGGAGTACGCCCGCCTGTAGATACATCATCTGATCAGCCCCGCCAGGTCCTTCCTCGGCGGGGCTTTCTGCATGCCCGAGAGGCGGCCTGGGTGGCGAAACGAGTGAAGTGGGACCGCGATCAGAAAGGTCGTTTCGCGGCGACCGACATCTCTGGCGGCGTTCGAAAGCCGATCAAGGTTCCTGAAACTGAGCCCTCACTTGCGGCTTCGATCACGGCTTTGTACCGCCCCGCACGACTCGGCAAGAAGCGAGTTGATCGCTGGTGGATAGGCGGCAGCAATGAAGGCGCGGGCACCGCCACAGTCCACGAACGCTACGGCCGCGGGCGACTCGGCAAGCCTCAACCTCATCCCAGCGGCGGCACGCAACGACCTCTCCTGGAACCCGCCGGCTGGAAATTCAAGGGTGCTCAGCCGCACACGCCTGAACGCCAGGCAGCGTGGCGTGCCTCCCAAGCCGCCGCAAAAACGCGCATCAGCCGTAATCGCAGTCGCTGACCGCGATTCCCAAATTTGGACCCCTGGAGGGCCAACAGCATGACCGCACCGACACCGGCGCCCGGAGCGCCGCAGCCCCCGCAGCCCGGCCCGGCGCCGACGCCGCAACCCGCACCAACTCCCGCGCCCACGCCTTGGAGTCCAGACAGCCTGCCCCCGGAGGCGCAGGCCTGGCTGAAATCACAGGTCGATGCCGCCGACAAGAAGTCTCGACTCACCTCCAAGGAAAACGCCGCGACGGAGGTCATGAAGACCATCGCCACGGCACTGGGCCTGGCCGATCCGGCCGAACCCACCACGGTGGAGGGACTGGCCGGCCGTCTGGCGGAAGTCAAGAAGGGCCACGCCGAGGCCACCAGTCGAGCCGCGAACGCCGAAATTGAGGGCCAGGTGATTCGGGCCGCCGTACGCTGCGGCGCCAACCCCGACGCCATCCTCGACTCCAACCGGCTCCTCGACCAGCTGGCGGCGATCGAGGCCGACGACGACAAGACCTGGCTCGCTGAGGTGGAGAAGGTCATCACGGCGGCGGTGACAGCAAATCCGCTGCTCCGCATCGCCGGTACCGCGGCGGCCCCGGCTCGGCAGGGGGCGGACCACACCGGAGGATCCGGCCGCACCACGGCCGGAAGCCTCGATGACGCCGTCAAGAAAGCCATGGGCGGCTAACCTAAGAAGGGAAACACCATGCCCGTCAGCCTCGATGAGGCGAAGCGCAACGCGCAGACGGACCTCGACGTGACCGTGATCGATGAATTCCGTAAGGAATCCGCGATCCTGGACACGCTCATCTTCGACGAGGCCGTTTCGCCGACCACGGGTGGTGGCGCCACGATGACCTACGGGTATCGGCGTCAGACCACCCAGCCCACCGCCTCGACTCGTGCCATCAACACCGAGTACGCGGCCCAGAACGTCGAGTCCGCGCACTACACGGTGACCCTCGCGGTCATGGGTGGTGCGTTCAGCATCGACCGGGTCTCGGCCCGAATCGGCGCGGCGGCCAGCGGTGGTGTGGCGCACAACATGCGCCAGAAGATCAAGGCCACGAGGACCGTGTTCCAGGACATGGTCATCAACGGCGACACCCTGGTCGACGCGGCTGGGTTCGACGGCCTCGACAAGGCGCTCACGGCCTCCAGCACCGAGTTCCGGCCCGCGACCGTGACCAACTGGTCCGACCTCGACACGTCGGCCGCCGTCAAGTTCGTGGGTCTCGACCTGTTGGACGAGTTCCTGGCGCTGCTCGACGGCACCCCCACCGTCCTGGTTGGGCACCAGAAGGCGCTCGCGAAGATCCGGGCCATTGTCCGCCGGACCGGCATGTACGTCCGTGACCCGATCGAGGGTCTGCTCGGCCCGAACGGTCGCCCGGTCGTGCGCGAGACCTACGGCGGCGTCACGCTGGTCGACCCGGGTGACAAGGCCGGCACCAGCACGCCGATCATCCCCGTGGAGACGCGGGACATCGGCGGCGCGCAGACGAACCTGACCGACATCTACGCCTACCGCGTGGCGTTGGACGGGTTCCACGGAGTCACCACTTCGGACGGTCAGCTGGTGAACAGCTGGCTGCCGGACTTCAGTCAGCCCGGCGCTGTCAAGAGCGGCGAGGTGGAGCTCGGCCCGGTCGCCGTGGCGCTCAAGGCCACCAAGGCGGCCGCGGTGTTCCGAAACATCAAGGTGGCGTGATGGCGACCCGATACCGGATTACGGCACCGGTGCCACACGTGGTCTCGACGGTCGCCGGCGTCGCGTTCGCCGACAGTGTTGGCGAGACCGACAACCCTGCTGCGGTGCTCTACTTCCGGCGGCACGGCTACGGGGTCGAGGAGATCGTTCCCGAACCCGCCCCCGAACCTGCCGTAGTGGAGCCGGTCGACCCGCCGGAGACGAAGCGACCGGCGAAGTCCGCGTCCAAGACCGACTGGGTCACCTACTGGGTGGCCCAAGGCGGCGACCAGGCGGTGGCCGAGGCCATGACCAAGGACCAGCTCGCCGAGCTGGACGCCGCCCCGACCAAGCCCGAGGAGGGCCAGCAGTCATGACCGTCCACGGTGCATACACCGGCGTCCTCCGGGACGACCTGGCCCGAGTCTTCGACGTCGCGGCCGAACGGTTCCCGGGCGTCGCCCCGCTCGGGACTACCTTCTACCGGGCAAACATGTCCCGGTTGCAGGCGGTGTCCAACGCCAGCGTGCTGACCACGCAGGTCATGTCGTCGGTGCCGGTCTACCTGCGTGCAGGTGAGACCGTGACGAGCCTGACCTTCGTGTCCGCCACCACGGCGGCGAACACGCCCACCAACTGGTGGTTCGCGCTCTACGGTCCGCATGCGACCCCGGCGAGCGCGCCGCTGCTCGCCCAGACCGCAGACCAGACCAGCACCGCCTGGGCTGCGAACACGGTGATGACGAAGGCGCTCGCCGCACCGTACTTGGTGACGACGACCGGCTGGCACCGTGCGGCCTGCATGGTCAAGGCGACCACGCCGCCGACCCTGGCGGGCGTCGCACTGCACAACGCGGTCGAGTCGGCGGCGATCATCACCGGAGAGCTGGCGCTGTCGGCAACCTCGGGCTCGTCGCTGACGGACACGGCGCCGAGCACGATCGGTGCGCTGACCGCGATCGCGGGTGTGCCGCTCTGCATCCTGACCTGACCTGACCGGTCAGCGTGTTGGTACTCCGGGCCGGCTTCGGGGCGGGGTCGGCCCGGCCCCACCATCTCTCACTGAGGAGTCGTGTTGACAACGATCACAGGCATGGCCCTCAACGCTGCTGGCGTCGGGGTGGTGGGCGTAACCATCACAGCCCGTCTGGTCGCGTCCTCTGGCCAGTTGGCGGCGGGCGGGCAGGTCATCCGGACAGTGGCGGCCACGTCCGGTGCGGGTGGTGCGTGGAGTCTCACGCTGACCCCGATCTCGGCGCTCGCCTCGCCGACTGGGGCGTACTACCGGCTGGCCGAGGCTGAGGGTCGAGTGTGGACCATCACCGTGCCGGACAGCGGCAGCCACGAGCTGGGCACCGTGCTGGCCGAGGTGCCGGATGAGCGGGCCGAGCTGGGGCTCACCCAGACGGCCGCCGATGCCAGGTACCTGGCCAAGACGGGTGGCACCCTCACCGGCGCCCTGGTCCTCGCGGGCGCGCCCACGGTGGACCTGCATGCGGCGACCAAGAAGTACGTGGACGACAACGTGGTGGCTGGGGCGGTTGTCAGCGTCAACGGCGAGACGGGGACGGTGGTCCTTTCTGCTGCTGATGTTGGGGCGGACCCGGCCGGCACTGCAGCGTCTGCGGCGGCCGGTGTGACGCTGGCCAGCCTTGGCGCGGTGCCGACGTCCCGGCAGGTCATCGCGGGGACTGGGCTCACTGGTGGCGGCACACTGGCCGCTGATCGGACGCTCACGGCCAACATCGGGACCGGCTCCGGCACGCTCGCCGCCGGCGACGACTCGCGCATCACTGGCGCCCAGCAGCGAAGCACGCTGACGACCAAGGGCGACCTGTACGCGGCGACCGGGTCGGCGACGGTGGCCCGGGTGGGTGTCGGGTCCAACGGGCACGTCCTCACCGCAGACAGCGCGGAGACGGCTGGTGTGAAGTGGGCGCAGGCTGCTGGCGGCGGCAGTCAGCTGTTGGTGCGGACGGCCCGGCACACAGACGGTGCTGGCGGCATCGTCTCGACGCAGGTTGGTGCCTCGTGGACACCGTTGGGTCTCGAGGTGGAGATTCCGGCCGCAGCAGGTGACTGGGTGGAGGTCGACTTCGGGTTCATGCTCGAATCGGGCAACTTCCTCGATGCCGCTGTGCTGGTGTCGGGCGTGCCAGTTCGGTACATGTCGTCTGACACGGTTACGCCGGCGGTGGAGGGCTGTGGTTGGTGGTACCCCAACCCGGGGACCTACCGGACGAGCACGCCGCCGATGGCGTTCGAGGTCGCGGCGGAGGATCTGGACGGCGGCACGGTGACGGTGGACCTGGTGGCGATGGGGTCAAATAGCGGCAACATCAAGGTCAGTGCCGCGTTTCCGGTGGTGCTGGTCGCGCGGAACTTCGGGCCGGCGGTGACCTCGTGAGTTATGCGACGGTGGATGATCTGGCCGGGTATGTGGAGACGGTGCCGACCACGGCGACCGTGCTCCTCGAGCGGGCGTCGCGGGACGTCGACCAGGCGCTCCTCACTGCGATCTACGACGTCGACGACGTTGACGTCCAGGCGGCGCTCAGGATTGCGACGTGTGAGCAGGCAGCGGGCTACATCGCGGCCGGCCGGCGTGCTGGTGTGGGCGGGGCGGTGCAGAGTTTCTCGATCGGTCGGGTGTCGGTGTCGAAGGCCTCGGCGGGCTCCTCGAGCGGCCCGGCGGAGATGGTGGGTGACCTGTACCGGCAGGCGCACCTGGCGCTCGCGGCTGAGCCGAAGTTGTCCCGTCGCGAGCCTTGGACGTACTGATGGACTGGGCCGAGTTCATGGCCGAGTTCCCGACGCCGCACAGCGTCACGGTGGAGGCGTATCAGGGCAGCGGCGGGTACGGGGACGTCTACGGCGCCGCGGTGGTGGTTGCGCCGTGCATTGTGGATCAGACGCGGCGGCGGGTGCCGGTGGCGACGGCGGATGCGGCTGGGCACATCGTCATCTCCAGTGCGCAGGTGTATTGCCCGCCGGGGACGGTGGCGCCGGCGGGGTCCCGCGTCACGCTGGCGTCTGGTGTGGTGACGAAGGTGCTTGCGTCGTCCACGTTGGACGCTGGCGGCCTGGCCCTGCCGGAGCATGTCGAACTCGCCCTGGAGTAGGGAGCACACCGTGGCTGATGACGTGGACATCACCTACCACGGCGACCGGGTCCTGGCCCAAATCGAGGCCGGCGCCTGGGAGGGCCTCGTGCGGGCAGCGGAGCATCTTCTCGAGGTGTCCAGTGAGCTGGCGCCGCATGAGGAGGGCGACCTCGCCCGGTCCGGGACGGTGACACCGAACCGGCGGGCGTACCGGGTCAGCGTGTCCTACCACCGGGTGTATGCGCGCCGGCAGCACGAGGAGCTGACCTGGCGGCACGCCCCGGGCAAGACGGCCAAGTATCTGGAGGGTCCGATGAGCACTGAGCGCGCATACAC